GGGAACGTTTGGCACACCGGTTAGACCAGTATTACCGAGCATCTGACCGATGATCAGCGTGCGATACTGAGACTGCACAGTGTTGCCGTTGCTGTTGTTGACTTCCGCGTAGACGCCAGGAACACGATTCGTGAAACTGTAGTGTTGAAACTGAATTGCCATTTATGTAATGTCCTAATTTGAAAATGTCGGACAAAACATCCGACTGTAGTTAGTCTAAAGATTTAGTCTTCAATTTTCTTCTGTGGTTCTACAACGATTAGATCACCGTCTATTACACGACGCGTCCAGAAAAAATCGTCATCAGGAACGTTTGTCGCTTCGTTTGCAGAAAGTAAAACATATGTGTATGGATTTCTGATTGTGCGACCAACGGCGGGAATGACTTGCATCTAGTTTAGTCCTGAAAATTTGTAACAGTGTTGATAATAATATCTGGTGTAACTAGCGGCACCGCGTTCGTATCAGTGATTTGGATATCGGTTTCGATTGTGTTGAGAACGTCTGGTGTAACCTGGAATCCATCGTCGTCTGTGATAATAACTTCAAGCTGATAATCAAACTCGTAAAATAATCTGCCGCGATCGACGTTACCAAGCCTTCCGCCAGCGTATTCTAAACCACGCGGGCAATTGTTTGGATCAATACGCCAGTTCAATAATGCTGCAAAAACTACATATTTTACTGTCTCAACAGATGTTATCGCAACAGTACCCTGGCGATTTGTCGAGTTATCGAGTTCAACAACTACAGTGATACGTTCCCACACGCGTTGAAAAAGGCAATTTGTGCCTTCGTTATTGCGTTCGGCGTCTTCGTCACGTGGCATCACATATGCCGCTGGTAGCGTTAGAAAAACCTGTTTTTCAACAGATTGTGCAAACTCCGCAGCACCAGCAACACGATTACCAAAAATCGGTGCATACGTTTTGAGTTGAGATATGACGGCTTGAATGTTCATAACTAATATAGCGCGAGGCGTTGGAACTACTGTTATTCTATTTCCTCGGAACTTTTTCCTTGACAAATTTAATATCTTGTTCGATCGCATCTTGTATTCGCCGCGTGATGCTATCGGACCGTAGCGCTAACGCTTTATCTAAAAACGGTCTTCCCGACGCTTTTTCTTTTTTCGTTGCGTGACCGTATTCTAGAGCGCTTGACCAAAACGCGTTGGATTTTACGAAAAATCCTTCACCTGATTTGAACGGGACGCCTTTGATCTTTGACGCGGTAACGCCTGTAAACTGCGCTGGAATGCCCCCAGGGGCGCTAGCATGGTGCCTGCCCGGCTTATACGGACGATCGGTATTAGCGCCACCGGAACCGTAGTACAAGCGTCCGTTCGACGGTGCGCTTCGGAGCATCTGTTTCGCGATTTGTACGATTTCTGTCGAAGCAGCGCGAAAAACCTTTTTCAGTTCCGAAGGCTTATATTCAGCAGTAGCAAAATCAATGACTTTGATTTCAAGTTTCATTGAGATTCTAACGTGGTCTCTACAACAAGAAATCGGTGTAGCTGTTCAACGTCCATTATGCGATTTATTTTATAGTTTTCTGTTATCGTTGAACCATTCGGTAACCTGATAGTTCTTGTGATACCGCATTGCAGATCAACGTTAGCAACATAACGGAAACTGAATTTGTGCGTGTATACTGAGATTCCGAGTTGAATCTGATTCAACATTACGATCGGACCCGGTTGATCAATCTTCGCACGAGTCTGTGCAATCGTTGTCAGAGTTTCAGCTAACGTTCCATCCGACGCTGGCGACTGTGTTATTTTCACAATCGTTATCGGATGACGGAGTTCGCCGATACTAAGAAAGCGTGCCATCGTTACCTTCCGTCAACGCTGATTGAACCAAATGATGGAACCTTAAATGGGCGAATGAGTTGCATCACTACTGCGGGAATTTCACTAGAACCATCGTCGCCACGGTTACGATAAAAATGTGCCGCCAACATTAGAACCGCTTGCTGCAACGCTCTCGGGACGCTCGTATGTGACGCTCCGTATCCCGCCGTGTATGTTATTACGATTTGATCATTTGTCGAGAATGCGTATTGATTGAAAATGATGGCACTCGGTGTTGACAGAAGATCGACGTTATAATCTGTTGCAGAATTTAGCGTTGTAGACGTTCCGTAGAACTGATGGTTAACAACAATGCTTGATACAGATTGCAACGGAGACCGTGCGAGATTTATTCTGCGAAGCAATGGTTGAAAGTTCGCCCATAGAGGCATTATCGGAATCGGACCATTTGTTAACGGTGTGCTGCTCATCGGATCGGGGGTTGATGTCGAGACCGTGCGGTATGTCGCGGTGATAAAAGCACGATTGCAGATAGTTTCGAGATACGAAGTTGCCGCCATCACATAATCAGCAATCAGTTCATTATCTTCGGTCTGATCAACGTAGAGATGCTGTGCTACTTTTGCGAGACTTACAGCGTGGTTCGTTGGCGGAGTTATGAGATAATTTGTAATCATCGAATATTATTTCCGAACCACGTTGACACGTTTTGTGCTAGTTTTCGCGTTTACCGTTTTCGTAGCGTCGGCAAGAGCGTGTTGCGAGGCGTGGTATTCAGCATAGCCAGCTTTAACTAAAGCATCTGCAACATGGGGTTCAAATCCAGCGGAATCATTTTTGGAGTATGGTCCGTGTGATTTATTGAAAGTGATGATTGTTGTCATTTTTGTTTTTCAGTTTCTTGTAATGATGCGCGGCGCTTTTCGTAATATGCCTTAGTTGCTGCGGTACGTTTTGCTATGTGTTCGGTTGATTGTTTTGTTCCAGTCATAGATACGGATCGTTTTGTGCAGGTTTCTAAGGATTGTTTTTTGCCAATTTTTGCAGCGGATAAATTTTTACAATGTTCCGCAGATCGTTCTAATCCTTTGAGCGCCGCAGATATTTTTTTCCCGTGTTTCGAGAGATCGTTTCAACCCGGTATTTGCCAAGGAAATCTTTTGTCGGGATTCTAAGGTTTGTTTTTTCCCGATATTTGCGGCAGATAGTTTTGTGCGGTGTTCTGTAGATTTCGGACCGAGTTTTTTTCCTTTGTTCCCACATCCATACTTATTACCCACAAGAGCAGCAGATATTTTTTCGCGGGCTTCGGGGGAGTGTTTTCTACCAGTGATAGCTGCGGAGTGTTTTTGGCGGGTTTCAATAGATGGTGAATACCCTAACATTCCTTCGCCACCATCTGTTGTATTTGTTAGCTTCCAACCGATAGCACGAAGTTCTTTTATCCAGTTTCGTTCGACTAGTTGCCATTTTATACCTGGATCATCCCAAGTGAAAATTGGTTGAATTATAGGGCGCAAGCCTAAGTCGTAAAGTTGCTTAATCCAGTGGGCACGGTGATTTTTCCCGTTACGTTGAGAAACATGACCGCTTAATCGTTTACTTAAAGTTTTCTGTGTGAATCCTACATATCGAACGGCGTTGTTACGAGGGTCACGTAAGACGTAAATGTAAGCTTTGAATGGTTTTTTCATAATAGCATTATTGTATCACGCTCCGATGATAGAGAGTTATTTGTTTCTCTATCATCGGAAATGATAACAATATCAATAGCTTAGTATAGGCACCATGAATCGCACTTGATATTGACGATTGACACTGGATGACGACAACCGAGATCAGTTTCGCGAATGACGCGGAATAGCGTAACGTCAGTCGAGAACGCGCTGGTTAGAGTTGAGCCGTTGATGTAAGAAGCAGTATCAGAAACGTCTAGTTGTATTTGCATTGTATCCCCGATCACCAAATCAGCGGCGTCTAGGAAGAAAATGTCCTGTCCGCGACCGTTACCAGCCGCTCCAGCCGCACCATACGCAGCAAGATTTGATGGAAGCACCGAGGTCGTAAAAACAGGATAACCAGCTAGAGTATTCTTCGCGAGTTCCTGTTCATATACGAAGAACCCACCAACTGCATCGCGTTGCGTGGAAAGGAAGTTCTTCACCATCGGAGACATAATCCAGCAAGGGTTACGGAGCCTACTGTTAGCCATTTGTAGCTTCGTAATAGCAGCATTTACTGCGTAAGTTACGTCAGATAGATTTGACGTAGCAGCAGTACCGAGCGAGCCTGCGGCACCAGAAGTTGCAACGTAGAAACTCTGGATTCCGCTGATATTTTTGATACCAACAGGATTAGCGCCACCAGTCGCACCGACTAGGAACGCAAGGTCTTCTGCACGTGCGATAACAGCGAGCAAATCTTCTCTCACGATGCTATCGATGCCAACAGGAGAACGACGGATAAGATCGTTTGAAACCGGGACCAACGCAGTTAGTTTATGGTTGCTCAGAACGACGTCAGAGAACGTCTCAACCGATGCTCCGATGTCGGCATTCTCAGTCTGCCACTGAGCCGTTGCGGCACCAGTTAGACTCGGAATAGTCAAATTTCCGCCGTCCGTTTGGACAACTAGCGTGCCGATATTACGTACAACAACCTGGGGGCGCAGCAGTTCGATAATATCTGTGCTAAAGTAGGTTGGAATAACGTTTGAGCCAGATGCGCTAACGCTTAGCAGAGACTTTGCAACCATGTCGTCATTGAAGCGCTTTGAGATCATATCAGCAGCGCCGCGATCACCCATAGTGCGAGCAAGAGCCTTGCCAATAACAAATCTAGCAGCCTGTAGACCCTTCTCCAGCTTCACCGCAGGCTGTGCGGCAACGGTCGGGCGCCCATAACCAAACTGCTTTGTAACCAGTCCAGTGAGGCTCTTTTCATCGTGATCGTCATCCTCTACGGACTCTGACTTGAGAACCTGTTCGCCGTTGTCGAGAGACTCGGACTTGGTCAGTGCAGCGATCTTCGCGTCGAGTTTCGCGATGGTGCCTTCGATTGCCGTTAGACGATCGGTTTCTTCGTCTGGTGTATTCTCATCATCCGGACGATCAGCATCCTTAGCTACGATCGCCTTAAATTCATCAACAAGCTTGGTGCGCTTGTTTTTCAGTTCAAAAATTCTGCTCATTGTTAATATAATCCTGTTTTTAATAAGTTGTTGAAAAAAGTTAGCCAAGTCATGTTGCGCGGAATGCGCTAATGGCGGTTAGAGAGATAATGCCGACGACCGCCTAGAGCGCCGTGCACGCAACATAGCATTGTTATTGTTTTTCAATGATTTTGTTGCGTCATCTGGAGTCATAGTTGACTCCGGAATTTCGTTTGATGTTCTTTCAATAAGTGCCTGTGGATTTGCAGGAACAGTTACAAGTGACAGTTCTACAAGAGTCTGTTTAGTAATGTTCAACCCAGGTTCTGCGCCGTTCCATCTATCAGATACGCTTGATTCAATAATGTTGAAACCTACCGACGTTGCACTGAGAAACCCTGTTTTATAATGCTGATACAAACCTTCTGCTAACGATCCGACAGCAGGATTATCAGACGGTGCAAATTGCACCACGGCTTTGAGTTTTTTGTCTTCGATACCGATTTTAGTAACACGTCCAACGGGGACTGATTCGAGATTGTGTACCCACAGCACAACAGGATTTAACAGATAATCAGTGAGTTCCCAACCGGATTGATCGATAGTATCTAACGATCTATCAACAGCGTTTGTTGAGATCACAAACAGTAATGATCGATCTTCGTCTGTTGAAACAACCGTTGATGCAAAATCCTTGCGCACGATCGCTGTTTTCTGAACATCCGGCGCGAGGCTCTTGTATTCTGTTGCGCTATACGTCTTCGTCACTGTCATTAGTGTCACTGTTGTTCTTTGGTTTATCGTTTGGAAGAGTTTGCACCGATACTCTGTATTCATCGCCGCCAGGAATTGGCGCTAACTGTTCCCGTGCACGGACTTCATTTCGACTGTACCACCCATTGTTCAAAGCGCTTTGATAAATCTCAGCACGATCCATTTCAGTGCCTTTAGTCAGCGTATCATAATCAAATCTGATACGAGTTGTTTGCCGTTCGTCTAGCATCAACAGTTTGTATTCAGCTTCTTCTTCAAATCGTTCGGTAAACGGTCTCAATGTCTCATCAATGTACTGACGGTGCTGCACTTCGATCATTTTACCAGCGGCAGATTCACCAGCGCCAGATTCGATCATCATTAGTTTGTGCGGTGGCACTCGGAAAATACGTGCGATGTCCGTTAGTGCAAATTGTCTTGATTCAAGAAACTGTGACTCTTCGTTAGTCATTGCAATTTTAGAGAACTTTCCACCGCTATCAATAATCGCAGTTTTACCAGCGTTAGTTACTCCGCCGTAAGATTGGCGCCACATGTCTGCGAGTTGTGACATTGTTGATACATCAACAGATTCTGGATACTCGATGATGCCAGCGATATTTGCAACGTTTGAA